GAGAGTTATTTTTTATGTATATTGCGCGCAAGGGACACTTCGGACACTTTTTCGCCAATACGGCGGCTATCTGTCCGAAGTGTCCCTTGCGCGCGCGAGTGGCATATTGTCATGGCTGGGCCACGTATCCCGCCCGGCCAGTGTCCATCATTCGCCATCGCCTGTTATTTTCCTGATGGTCGCCTGCACATCTTTGCGGCGCTCGCGTTCTGCACTGGCCTTCTCGGCATAAACCTCATGCACGCGCGGATTGACGTTGCAGGCCAGTCGTTCGCCGCGCGCATCTATTTTGTCTACCCATCCCAGCGCTTCTAGTTGCTGGCATACCGGCTCAATGTTGGCCCTGGTTAGTTTTCGCATCAGCGTGCTGCCTCGCTGGAACGTCCGCATGGTGACAACTTCGACCCCATGGGCAAGGATATAACCGGCCACGTCCTGAATAACATCCTGATCCTCCGAAACGCCTATCACGCCGTGATAAAACGCGCGGGCCTGCCCCATGATGTAGCCGTGCAAATAATCCGCCACCTTGCGGGCGGTTGCGCCGGTTATGGTATCCGGCAACACCGCCGCATTGATATTTTCTATGCAATGCCAAACCAGACAAAGGCGGGCAAACATGCCGTCATATTTGCCGATATGCGCGGCAAATTTGCGGCTAATACGCTCCATTGCCAGCACCATAGAATGATGCTCGACCTCAAGCTTGCTGCGGATTGCGCGGGCGTCCTTGTCGAGGGTGATGGGCATCGCGCCCCCAACCATCGCGCTAGGCGGCACAAGCGCCCGCAAGCCTGCAATGAGCGCGTCATATTCCTGCACAACGTCAGGCAATTCCTCATCTACGCCGATGGTGGCAGGCGGCAGGACTACCGGCAAAAACCGCTGAATGAGACCATCCTCTGTGGCGTCCGCCATGATCTTGCGCAAGGCATCGGGCTGGATGCCGCCAAGGATCGAAATAGAAAGATTGTCGATCAAAAACGATGATCGGCTAATGCGGTTTACGGCATATTCGCCGCCATTATAGGCGCGAAGCCAAAACGAACGATCCTTGGCGCTGCCCTTGCCGCCCGCGTATTTCTCGATCCCGCCAAACCATCCCGACAATTCATCCTGCAACGCCAGCACCCCGGCGGGCGACCATCGGCAAACCTCTTGCGCCGCCTCCATCGTAATATCCTCGATGCGAAGCCGCGTTTCTTGCGGCTTGTCGCCTTCACACCCGTCCTTTTTGTCGCGCTGCCATTGCAATAGTTTTTGCTCATGCTCGCGCAACATGGCGCTATCCATTTTGGATAAGCCCCCGGCGGCGGCGCGCATGATGGGGGACTTCTTGCTTGATGGATCGCCGATCAGCATTACCCATAGCCGCGCGTTTTCGGTCCAGTTTTCATGCTGCTTGACCTTTACCGATATCGTGTCCGGGATAGCGGCGGCGCATACGGCAAGGGCGGCCATGGCCAGCCCGCCGGGATCACCGCCAAGCATTTGGGCGCGCGTGACGGCAAAACGCTCCAGCAAGGGCGGCAGCAGGCCCACGGGCATAGGCGGCGGGACATTGCGCGCCCATAAGTCAACAGGGTTGTCATTGACTGGCGTAGGTGCGCTTGATGGCGGTGCCATACTATCATCGTCGCTATCGGGCATATCGTCCGCCGTATCAGGCACAATCGCCAATGACAGCGGGCCGCGTAGCAATTCCGCAACGGCCTCATGCCCCAGCGCAACCGCCATATCATTGAAGTCGTCATATGGCGCGGGCGGGAAATATACCGGGCATGCCAATTCGCGGCCAAGCGCCAGCATGTCGGACGCTGCGTTGCGATCTGCCGCGATAGCAAAATCAATTGCGGCCCCGGCAAACTCGCGCGCCATATGCTTGACGCCGTTAGAACTGAAACCCACGCAAACCCGATCCGGGAGGCTCTCGAATATACTGGCCCCGGTGGCGAAGCCTTCACAGATTAGCGACCGGCCCACGGCAATGCCAAAATTGAGCCGCCCTCCTTTCATCGGCGCATCCGGCTGGAACAACTTGCTGCCATCACCGCCGATGGTCTGCACCGATTGAATATCGCCCGCCGCGTCATAGACGGGCACCAGCAAACTGCCGAATTCAGTGCGCGCCATATGCGGTTTTACCCGCTTGCGGGCAAGATAGGCATTGGCGGGGGTGGCCGGTTCCGCCGTATCCCAACGCTTGCGGGCCAGCATGATCGCGGCGGCACGGGCGGCTTGCCGTTCAATCTCACGTTCGGTGGCGGCGCGCTCGCTTTCGGCGCGACTGGATGGCGTGGCGTATGTGTCTGCCCCGCCTAGCTGGGCAATGGCATCCTGGATGCTTACGCCGTGATATTCCGCCACAAAGTCGATAACATCGCCATTCTTGTTGCACCCGAAACAATGCCAGTTGCCGTCCGGGTAAACCTTGAATGATGGCGTCCGCTCATTGTGGAACGGGCAACAGCCTTCATGAAGGTTGCCCTTGCGTGCCAGCTTGACATGCTGTCCGATGACCGAAACGATATTGACCGACGCCTTGATCGCTGCGAAATCGAAGCCTTCGCGGGCGGCGGTCATGTGCGGTCTGCCAGTGTGGCTTTGCGGGCCTGCAATTCGCGGATTTGGTAAACCCGCAATTCTGGCACAATTTCGCCCCATTGGTATACGGCCTTGTCGGTGATGCCGAGCGCGCGGGCAAGTTCCTGCACTCCTCCGAAAATGTCGATTGCGTTTTGCCTTGTCATTTTTGTAGCGCCTTTTAATTCAAGCTGGCTTGACTAACCCGAATTGCTGGCATAGGCAAGAGGGGCAGGAATTAGAAAGCGGCTCCTGCCCGCATAACCCAATGAGGTGACACAATGACCGATCAGGATGCTTCATGTGTGGCGCGTCTTACAGAAACGTGGCTTGCAAACCCCTACGCCATTCACCAGCGCCCGCCTTACCGCGCCCATTCGTTCGATAATGATGGTCGCTTTTGGGTGGTTGGAACCTCGCGGGTTTCCGTTCTTCACGGCGCTCATGGGAATGAACAATGGGCAACCGATATTGCGGGACTTCTCAACAATACACCTGCCGTCCGCGCCGCGCTAGGAGAAACACAATGAGCGATCCCAAGCCCCTGACCAGCGTGCCTTATATCCTTTGTCATTATGATAAAGGCGAGCGAATATCTGGCGCAAACATTAATATGCGTGGTGATTGCACCGGCCTACATGGCGATTGCAGCGGCCTGCGTGGCGATTGCAGCGATATTGTTCGGGAGGATGGGCGATGAGCGTTCTTGCAACCATCGGGAAGCCGGAAAAACGGCCACCTATTCTCACGATCGGCGGCGATGCGGGCACGGGAAAAAGCTCCCTCGCGGCAACCTTCCCCGGCACCATATTTATTCGGGCCGAGGATGGCATCGGGCGGATTGATAGCAGTATCGAAACGCCGGATGTATTCCCTGTCGTCCGAAAATGGGCGGATATCGAGGCCCAATTGCTCGCCATCCTTGATGAGCCGCACGATTACAAAACACTTGCGCTCGATAGTGTATCGAAGCTGGATGAAGTATTTACGCGCGACATTCTGACCATCGATGGCCGCGCTAAAACGCTGGCAACGGCGCTCGGTGGTTATGGGGCTGGATACCAGGCCCTTGCCGCCATGCATGGCCGTGTGCGCAAGGCAGTGGGCGCGATTAATGAAAGGCGCGGCATGGCGATTGTATTTATCAGCCATGCCGATCTTGAAACCATGCGCCTGCCAGATAGCGATGATTACCAACGTTATAGCCTGCGCATGCAAAGCAAGAGCATCCCGCATTATGTCGATGATGTAGATCTGGTTGGCTTTGTCCGAATTGTGTCGGCGTTGCGCGGGGATGAAGGCGAGCGCAAGCGTATTATCAGCAGCGGCGAACGCGAACTGGTGTGCCATGCCAGCCCTGCGAGCATCGCCAAAAATGGGCTTGGTATTACGGAGCCGCTCTATATCCCGCGCGGCGGGAACCCGCTCCTGGCTTATTACGCCGAAAAGCCCAAACCCCGTATGCGGGCAAAGGCGGTAACACCCGAAACCCCATCATTGCCGCCGGAACAACCCGCCGACATTGAAACCGAAACAACCGAAAAGGAGTGAGAATTATGTCATTTTGGGAAACAAGCACGGGCGAGGACGTCGCCAAAACAGCTACCGGGTCTTATGAAATTGGCGGCGGGAAAATCATCCCCGACAATAGCACAGTTTTTGCCGAGATCGAAAATGCGACATGGGCCAAGGATGTCAATTTCAACAAATATATTGAAATCGTTTGGACCGTAACAAAGCCGGAAGCGGCGGCGGGTGCGAAAATCTGGCACAAGCTATGGGTGGCCGATGCGGACCTCAAGGCCAAAAAGCCGGAAGAAAAGCGCGACAAGGCCCGCAAGATGCTGGCGAATATCGACGCAAATGCGGGCGGCAAACTGGTCCGCAATGGGCGCGAGCCGGATGATGATGATTTGGCGCTGGCGCTCAATGGCAAGGCGATGGCGATCAAGGTCAAAATCTGGGAGATAGGCGGAAGTGTCGGCAACTGGGTTGCCGCAGTCCTGCCAAAAGAAACCGCGCTTGTCATGGGCACCGCGCCCGTGCCTGTATCTCAGCCGCAACCTTCCGCCAATGGCTACGGCGGCGCAGCGGGCGGCGATTCATTGGATGATGATATTCCTTTTTGATCCTGTGCCTACCGGACCCCTGCCGATTGGAAGCGGCGGGGGCGAGGATAGATACAGGACAGGGAAGCCCCATGACAACCGAGACAGAACAGCGCGCCCCAGAACAACGAACCCCGGAATGGTTCGCCGCGCGCAAAGGCCGGGTGACGGCCAGCGTTGCGGGCGCTATCCTTGGCGTGGCCCCGTATATGACGCGAGCGGATGCGTTGCGGATGATGGTGCGCGAGACTGTGGGCGCGCCGCGTGAGTTCACCGGCAATGTCGCAACCGAATACGGAACCCGCAATGAGCAGGGAGCGGTGTTTGATTTCCAGCTTGAAACAGGGTTGCGCGTTCAACCTGCGCCCTTCGAGACCTTTGAGGATTGGCTAGGGGCCAGCCCTGACGGCCTTGTCAATGATGGCGGGCTGATTGAGGTCAAGTGCCCGTTCGGCTTGCGGGACAAGCCCAAGCCGGTTGCGTTCAAACCCATTGGCCCGAATGAAGGCGAGCAACCGCACTACTACGCGCAAATTCAGGTGCAGCTATACGTCACGCAATCGCTGCATTGTTGGTTTTACCAATGGACCACGAACGATACGTCGCTTACAAAGGTAATGCCCGATCCGGCATGGTTGCAAGAAAATCTGCCCCGGTTGCGGCAATTCCATGCCGAGTATCTGGACGAGGTGGCGAATAATGCCGATGAGCGTTTAGCGCCAAAGAGGCCAAAAATTGACACGCCGGAAGCCGCGCGCATGGTGGCAGAATGGGACGATATTGCCGAGCAACTAGCATTGCTTGCAGATCGCAAGGCGGATTTGCTGGCTGATATGACAACACTGGCTGGCGGCAAGAATGCGCTTTTGGCGGGACGCAAACTGACATTAACCGAACGCGCGGGCAGTGTGGCCTATGCGAAAGTGGTGAAGGAACATTGCAAGGGGCTGGACCTGGAGCCGTATCGCGGGAAGCCGTCGCAATTCTGGCAGGTGCGGTGATACTGTGCAACTTCGCCCCTATCAGCAAGCCGCGTGCGGTGCCGCGCTGGCGTTCATGCGGACAAGCATTGATCCTTGTTTGATCGATGCCGCCCCGGCGGCGGGCAAGTCATTTATGATCGCCCATATCGCCGGGGCGCTGCACCAGATTAGCGGCAAACGGGTTTTGTGTCTGGCCCCAAGTGCGGAACTGGTGAAGCAAAACCACGAAAAGTTTCTCATGACGGGCGAGAAGGCGTCTATATTCAGTGCCAGCGCGGGCATGAAAAGCACTAGCCGCGTGGTGGTGTTTGGCACCCCAGGCACCGTCAAGAACGCCATAAGCCGCTTTACGCAAAGCGGCGCGGCCGGATTTTGCGCGGTGATTATAGATGAAAGCCACGGCATCACGCCCACTATCCGCGCCATCATCGATGCCATGCGCGCGGCCAATCCTATGCTGCGGGTGTTGGGGCTGAGCGGCACGCCTTACCGGCTTGGGAGCGGGTTTATCTTTCGCGCTTGGCCCGATGGCCCGCCGGATAAAGGCCGCGTTAATGGCGATGATGTTTCGCGCGATCCGTATTTTACAAAATGCGTTTACCGAGTAAGCGCCCGCGAAATGCTGGATGGCGGATTTATTACGCCAATGACAATCGGCGCGATCAATCAGCATTATGACACAAGCGGCGTGGTTTTGCTGCCTAATGGCACATTGCAGGCCGATACGGTCGAACGCGCATTTGAAGGCCACGGGCGCAAGACGGCGGCCATCGTGGCAGATATTATCGGGCAGGCGCAAAGCCGTGTGGGCGGCGTGATGCTCTTTGCCAGCACGGCTCGCCATGCGCATGAGGTGTTGGCGAGCCTCCCGCCAGACAATAGCGCGCTTGTGACTTGCGATGAGTGCATTTTGAATGGCAAGCCATGCACTCGCAAGCAGGCTATTGCCGCCTATCGGGCTGGCATCGCGCGCTATCTGGTGAGCGTTGGGACGCTAACAACCGGCTTTGACGTGGCGCATACAAGCATCATTGCCTTGCTGCGATACACCGAAAGCGCGGCATTGTTGCAGCAGATATTAGGCCGCGCATGGCGGCTTGATGATGACAAGGTGGATTGCCTGCTTTTGGATTATGCCGAAAATGTCGAACGGCATTTTCCCGATGGTGATATTTACAACCCAAAAATCAAGGCGGGCAAGGCCGGGGGCGGCGCGGAACCTATCGAAGCCGAATGCCCGGATTGCAGCTATGTGAATGAGTTCGGGCTAAACCCTGAATTGGCGGATTATGCGCGCGATCGGCACGGCTATTGCCTGGATGTTTTTGGGGATCAGATCGTGACCGATTATGGCCCGATGGCGGCGCATTTTGGACGGCGCTGCAATGGCTTGTTGCGGGCAGGGGCATTAGGGCAATATGAGCGGTGCGGATATCGCTGGACCGGCAAGGACTGCCCGCATTGCGGCGAGAAGAACGACATCGCCGCGCGCTATTGCTATGTATGCAAGGGCGAAATTGTCGATCCGAACGAAAAGCTGGCGGGTGACTTCAAGGCCCTGAAGCGTGATCCAACCCGCCCACAAACCGATGTTGTGCTTAGCATGTCCACCAGAGAAGGCGTTAGCGCGCGCGGCAATGCGACATTGCGGGTGGACTGGGTGACGCCTTATCGGCAGTTCTCGGTGTGGTTCCAGAAGGATGGCAGGCATAGCCGCGCGATAGCTGAACTTGCCGCGTTTCAATATGCCACGGCAAACGGTCCACCTGATACGATCAGTTATTCCAAAGACGCAGATAGCGGTTTTTTCCGAATACTCGCATACAACCGGGCGGCGGATGATTTGGCGATAATCAAGGAGAAGGCCGCATGAAAATCCCCGCATGGCTCCCGGTTTATGGCGATATATCGTTTCGCGGCAGGTGTCCAGGCGAGCAAGTCGAACAAGCCTCATTTTTTGCCAAACTTCGCCGCGAATATCCGGCAAGCTATGGACTGATCGCAGTCCACCCGCGCAATGAGGGATTGCTGGCAGGCGGGCAATTCAGCGCGGTTATCCGCCATCGCAGCGAAGGCATGACAAAAGGCGCGGCGGATATCATCATACCCGGCTTGAGCGTGCGGCGGGAGTTCGGCGCTTTCGTCTGTGAATTAAAGCGCTGCGATCACACAAAAAGCGCGTGGCAGGACGGGCAACAAGCCTATCTGCAAGCCGCCCATGACGCAGGCGCATTCGTATGCGTGGCACTAGGAGCGGTTGCGGCCTGGCAGGCGTTCGAAGCGTGGCGCGGCTAGGCTTATAACAGCCCAGCGCCAATGCGCCGCACGCTGCGGGCAATCATGTGCCAATCCCACGCGCGCGCGCCATCTGGGCCAGTTCGCGCGCGTTATTTGACCTGTTGCGTTCTGTCTTGAGCGCCAGGACAAACCGCGCGTTTACCTTGTCCAGCATTGCTGCCTCTTTCGCCCGGCAATAACCCTCGTGCGGGCCAAATGGCGGGATCAAGCGCTTTTTTAAGCTGCGCTCGTGAATGCCGCGAAGGTCACGGATGGCGAATAGTGAAGGCGCGGTGTCAAAATGGGCAAAGCACTCGCGCTGCACACGATCGTCGCAATCGATATACGTCACCAGCACGCGCGCCATGTCGGTGCTATTGCGGTATCCATCGGGAATATCGGAAGCGATCACGGCCACACCGCCCAAATGATCAGCGCCCAAATTGCTGCGCCAGCCGACAAGGATACAAGCCAGCCGATGACGTTGGCGCGCGTTATTGTAGTGGTGAAACGGGTCATGATGCCTCATCTTCATATTCAGGCGCGTCATTAAACAGCGGCAGGGCGTCTGTGGTTCCGATGCTTTTCGCATGAATACCCGCCTCAATGTTTTTTACCGCCTGATTGTAGTAACTGGTTTTAAGTTCCACGCCCACACCTCGGCGGCCAGCCATAACGGCCCCATATACCTCGCTGCCGACGCCCATAAACGGTGTAAGCACGGTCTCGCCGGGATTTGACCACATGGCTACAGCCCGGTCGATAACGTCCAGTTGCAGCGGGTGGACGTGCTTTTCGTCCTCTGGGTCGCGCGCCGCCTTGTAGGGCAATACCCGGTCAACCCGAATATCCTCCCAAATGCAGCTAGCATATCTGCGCCATATCCAATGGGAAAGCTTGTTCTCAGCCTGATTTTCATGGCCGCGAAACTTCCACAGACTTTCGGGGATAGGCGTTGAACCGGCATATTCCTGAAACCCGCCTTCATGCGTTACGGGGATCTGATTTTCCCCCCGCTTCTTGAATATCAGCACAAAATCTCCAGCCGCCACAGTGCTATGAGTGCTGTCCTTAACCAGTTGCTTGTGCGTCAAATGCTTGAGCCGGGTGCGGATGGCAACGCGCAAAGGCTCCTTCCAAACGCACACACGCCCGAAAAAATAGAACCCATGCCGCTCGTGCAATTCGATAATCTTGCCAGGTAGATCGTGGTATCCGCTTTTCTGTCCGGGGTTCGGGATATCCATGCAATGAACTACCGTCATGCGCCCCGGCATGGTAACCCGCGCCATTTCGCGGATAAGATAATCGTAATGCTTGTAAAACGCATCATACGAAAGGCTGTTTGACATGTCCCGGTCATCGCTGGAATAGTTGTAAAGCCCGCAAAATGGCGGGGAATATACCGACATATGAACGCTGTTATCGGGAAGTCCTGAAACGACTTCGCAGCAATCCCCGTTGTAAACGGCGTAACTATCGGTAAATTTCTGGTCAATCACAGCCATGATGGCACCCCCTGATTTTGAGTATGTTCCTTGAAGCGTTCCAGCTTCATCTCGTTGCCCATATTTGCGATGATTTTGGCGAACATGCGCTCAGCTTTTTCGCTTTTCGTGGCCCGGTTCCGCGTCATGCCCGATAGGTTTTGCGTGGTGACGGTTACCGCCTCAACTGGGCTTTTCTGCCCGTAGCGCCAGAACCTTCGGACCTGCTGATAGTATTGTTCGTAGCTGTGGTCTGCGAAGGTAGTCATGAAGTTGCAATGCTGCCAGTTGACGCCATAAGCCGCTATCTTGGGTTTGGTAACAAGGTGGCTTATTTGGCCGGATTTGAAGGCGAGGAAGGTTTCCTCTTTTTTCTCGTCGCAATCGGAACCGCTGATTTGCTTCGCGCCGGGGACAAGCTTTTCCAGCAAATCAGCCTCGGCATTGAAATGGCACCAGCCGACGCCACGGGATTGACCTGAAAGCAATTCCGCAGCGGCCTCGCACCGTTCAGTAATGCTGGCGCGGCGTTCCTCGCGTTCCTCTTGCAGGTTTCTGGCGGGCATGGCGAATAGCGATCCTGCCAACGCCCCGCTATCGAGCGTCACCGTGCGTTCGCGCAATTCAGGCAACACCATATCGCGATCCGAAAAACCGATATCCGAAGGCTTGCGGACAGCCCTTGCCCATGAAACAAGCCACCGCCAGAAATCATTCTCTGCATGGGTTTTGAACCGCCAAGCGGAACCCATAGACATAGGGTGGAGGCTGTCCTCATCGTTCTTAAAGAACATGGAAAGCATATCCATATGCCCCAAATATCCCAGTGCCTCGGATGAATTGCCCATCTCGGTATAATCGTTCGGGCTAGGCGTGGCGCTGCACAAAAGCCGGTATTTCATAAGGCGCATGAACTCGATGATGTTAGCCTTGATCGCACCATCAAAGTTTTTCAGGATAGAGCTTTCATCGCATACCACGGCGGCAAAATCGGACGGGTCAAACTGGTGCAGTTTTTCGTAGTTGGTCACTACGATTTTGCTCGCGCCGAATGTCCGGGATGCGTCGATACCAAAATCGCTAGCCTCTTGCACGGTTTGAACCGCCACCATCAAGGGCGCTAAAATCAGGACCGGCCTGTTTTCACGCTCAACAATGTTCTGCGCCCACGAAAGCTGCATAAAGGTTTTACCCATGCCGCAATCCGCGAATATGGCGGCGCGGCCCTTGTGAACCGCCCAATCCACCAGATAGGATTGATAGTCGAAAAGCGCCGACGGCGAGAAGGTGGGGTCAAACCCGTGGTCGCCGCCGAGTTGTGATTTGGCGCGGATAAATTGCCCATAATCCGTCACAACACAATCTCCCCAAAACCACCCGCGCCGGGGGAGACATGGGGAGGAACCCCAGCGCGGGTGGCGTCACGCGCGGTAGGCGCGGACCTCGTAAAGCTTTCAGGGCAATCGGGCGAACAACAAAGCGCCCCTGCCCAATAGTCGCAATCTGGTGCGGGGCAGGTCATGCCGCATCACCATTCGCTGCGATCACGGCGCTTTGCGTGGCAGACCTCATCGCCGTGACGGCATCGGTCAATTTCAGGCGGTTGAGCTGGCGCATATCGCCATCGCCGCGCTTCCATCGGTAAAAGGCGCTCGCAGATACGCCGGATTTAACCAGCACATCGGTAAGCTGTAAACGGGCGTCAAGCGCCAGTTGCTCGATCAATTCAGGGGTGATGTTGTTTTCCATTCGCCCTTATAGGCATGGAGCGTTTAGCGCGTCAATAGCATTTATTTTCATAAAACGGCATAAGGTGGCTTGACGCACTTTTCCTATGCGCGCATATGATGGTGTAACGAAACGGAGAAAACGACATGACGCAGACCAAGACCGAGCGCGACACAATAGAGCGCGCCCACGCATTCCGAGCTGCCGCCTGCATGGGTGATTATGCCAATGCAGTCGGCAAGCAGGATAGCGATTTTTGGCGCTGGCGGATGCTGGATGCGATGCGCTTTGTTACATGGGCCGACTTGTCCGATGAGATGGACGAGGCCCGGATGGAGTGCACCCCCGCCTTCAACGATGAGGGCTATTTGATTGACCAGATGGGAGATCCTCGCACCGATGTAGATGAGCTGTATTGCGTGCCGTTCGAGCGGTTGACCTTGGCGGATGCAGAGCGGCTAATCGGTGCGGCCCGGAAGGTGACGGCATGAGCGCGCTGGCCATCCCCCTATTTTTCACCTTGTGCGCCGGAACATCCATCGTGGTGATTTTGCACTCCACCCGCGCGGGCTTCCGGCATGCCCGCGCCATCATCAATGAACTTGCAGCGATTGACGCGAGAGGGGGTGCGTGATGGACATGATCGACCTCACACGCCCCCGCGATCCCGCGCCAGATTGGCTTAACAAACATGCCAGCCCGATGGACGCTTACCGAAGTGACCTACTCCATTGCGCATGGTTTGGCCTGAAAGCGCCCAGCCTCGCAGCCATGAGCCGCGCCGATGCCGACAAGGCTCGCGCCGATGTTCATGACCACTACTGGAGGGCTGGCTTCGCTGGCCACCTGAATGCACTGGATTTTAGCAATCGCTGCCTTGCCGCGATCGACGCGGCGCAAAGCGTATGGGCGTTGCAGGTTCAAATCAGCAAGCCGCCAGTGGTGAAGGGTCGGGCCAGAAGGAACCACGCTAAAATCCGCCATACGTTGTTCGAACGCGACGGCCAGGATTGCTGGGTTTGCGCGCGCGAATTAGGCAAGGATCGCACGATTGAACACGTCTAGTCGCTGGCAAACGGCGGCACATGGGCGCCCGATAACCTTCGCCTCGCACACTACCAGTGCAATCAGGCGATGGGCGATATGTCCGTAGCGGAGAAAGAAGCCGCCCGCGCTGCGATTAGGATCAACAACAAGACACTGGTGGAGATAGAGAGATGAATAGCGCCGTTCGCCATGTGCGATTTAATTTGCATGGAAATTCGCTCACGAAGCGGGTGTTCGACGTGATTGCCCAATTCCCGGAAGGGATTGCGGCCCACGAAATTAAGGATTTGCTCCCCGAGGATAATGTCGGCAACGCTATTTTTGGGACCATAAGCGCCTTGAAAATGGGTGGCAAAATTTTGACCGCCGCAAAGCGCAAGAACCCAGTAACCGATCATTGGGTTGCGGCTTACACTATAAACGAAAACTGGAATGCGGGCGCGCCAATCATGCGCAAGCCCGCCCCCGCGCCTATCGGTATCCAAGCCAATCTTGACGCGGCGAAGGCGACCATTGCGGAATTGCAGGCGTGGAAGGCGGCGGCGATCGCCCGATACCCCGACCTTGCGGTTGAACCGGCATTGCTCGAAGCCAGAAAGCGCGCCGCCGCTGTATTCAAGACCGATGGCGACCATTTGAAGGCAACGGCAATCATGGCGGGCAAGCACGATAGCACCGCGATTGTCCGCGCCCTGTTTGATGCAATTACGGAGATGCAGCCATGACCCGATCAAGCGATGCCGAGATAGGTCGGGTAGCCACCCTTTCGGCAGTGACCGGCGCTCCCAGCGCAAGTAAGCGCACCGTGGCAGGGCCGCTCAAGCGCGGGGTTATGGTGGTGATGAACGGCAACGTCCTGCTAGTGATGGGCAGGAACCCGGTCAACGATTTTGCGTGTGTCAGGGCAAATAGGTTGCTTGAAATTATCACAGGCGGCGAAACCTACCGCATCGCTACCGATGCCGAGATTGACCAGTTCGAGCGGAAGGCTTCGGAATGACCGCCCTTCGCCCCATCCACGACACGACACGGCTTCGGTGGACAGACAACCACGATCCGATGCGCCCGATGACGCACGGCAAGATTTTACCGATGGAGCGGCCAACATGGCTTCAACGTGTTTTGGGGAGAGGGTGATGCCAGAACGTATTCAACTGCGCCGCACCAAAGGCTGGCGGATGCCGGAAAACACCGTTAGCGTGGCGAGGCCGGGGAAGTTCGGCAACCCGTTCAAGGTGGATGAATGCCGTGCGGCGGGCTTCCCCGGCGATGATCGGCAAGTTGCCGCCCGGTGCGTGGAAGCGTTCCGGGTGTGGATCGACACCCCGCATTGGCGGGAAAACTGGGAAGGCGAGGAAGCCGAAGCCGTGCGCACCGCGATGCTCGAAGCCCTGCCCACCCTGCGCGGCAAAAACCTCGCCTGCTGGTGCAAGCTAGGCGACCCCTGCCATGCCGATGTATTGCTCGAACTGGCCAACGGAGAACCAACATGACCCACGAAAACACCCCTTACGGTTGCGCTATGTCCAAACCGTTCTGTTCAACATGCGGCAAAGACGTGGCGGAAATACTCTGCCCGGTCTGCGCAAAGTGGTGGCACGATAACGACCCGCTCCACACCCAGGCCCTCGCGGCAGGCTATGCCAGCGTGGGCGAGTGGGTGGCGGCGAAGGATGCGGAGATTGTGCGCCTGAAACAACCCCATTGGTTTTATGATACCAATGATAGTGATCGCTGTTTTTACAGCCCTCACGAAGTGATCGACTGGATCGACCCGGACGCAGGCGACCACCTCATAGAAGTGACTACAGCGCGGCCTTGTCCGTCGATATGGTGTGCCGTTCGCGTCACTGACGATCCAGATGCAGGCGAACGGTTCATATTCACCGAACATGCGACCGAGGCCGAAGCCCGCGCCGCACTAGGCGACCCGCAATGAGCGCGCCTGATCCAGCCACAATCGCGCGGGGACTTAGCAAGGCGCAGCGGGAGGCCGTTCTCAATCAGGCCACACGCGGCCACCTTGCGAGGTATTCTCTTTTCCAAAGGGGGATTTGTGACCGCTACGAATGGGAACCGGCACATGAGGATGGAGAGCCGCCGATTTTCACAATCGCACTAACCACCTTCGGCCTAGCCGTCCGCGCCGCGCTAGGAGAAACACAATGAGCGATCCCAAGCCCCTGACCAGCGTGCCTTATATCCTTTGTCATTATGATAAAGGCGAGCGAATATCTGGCGCAAACATTAATATGCGTGGTGATTGCACCGGCCTACATGGCGATTGCAGCGGCCTGCGTGGCGATTGCAGCGATATCCCGATGGGTGCACGGCCTTGCAATATCAGCGATTTTGTTCGGGAGGATGGGCAATGAGTATCACACAACCTGCGCGGGATGCAGCGGCAGATCATTTGCAGTCAAGATCAGATGACGGCCACACCTTTAACGCAATCAGGCGTGGTCAATGCGACAACCATTCCCTAGTCCAAGCCTTCCAGCGCGCAATCGACGCGGCAATCCGCGACGGGGCTGAAACATGACCTATGAACCAGCTTGGCAAAACGCAGCCGATGCGATTCCGCCCGGGTCGTTCGTTCGCGCTGTTGGGATGGCGGTAGCCAATGATGGCAGCGAACAAGGTGGCGCGCGCTGGCTGCTTTCGTTCGGTTCTGACTTCCTGCGCAAACACGGTCAGAATGCAGATAGTCCTTGGCGCGCATTCGATCTGTTCATTGACGATTTCGAGGCGATGGCCAGTGTGTGGCCTGCGTTCGAGAGGGCGGCAATCAATCAGCCGATACCCGCCGAACATCACCTACCGGCATTGGCCCGGTTCATGGTGGAACGGATGCCAGTGGTTTGGGAAGGCCCGCACGGGGGTGAGATTGCACCGGCCACGAAGGCGCTGGCCCTCGCAGACCGGATAGACACGCTGGTCGGCATGTTCGCCGCCGGATTGAAACCGAACGGCAGCAAAGACCCGTTCGCACTACGCCGCGCCGCAAAAGAAGTGCTGCAAATGATATTGTTTCCGCGTCGTCAGTTGCGGGGAGTTTAAGGAAGGGAACCGAACATGACCGATGAGGAAATCAAACTATTGGCAGGTCGGCTAAGCGATTACGCAAGCACATGCACCGGGCTGGGTCCAAGGAATATACTGGCAGATGCAGCCCATTTTATTGCTTCTATCCCCGCCCGCGATGCTCGCATCCGGCGTGAGGCGCGGGAAGCCATGCGCGAGCCGACGCCGGGGATGATCGCCGTTGGCGTCGGAGTGTTGGGGATGCCGTGGTCTAGCGTGATTCCACCCGGTGTTAGCTCCGATGAATATGTCATCGGGATGACATACACCGCCATGATAGACGCGGCATCGGCACCCCGCGACGGAGATGAATAATGGCAGAGGTTGTTTCATTCGAAGGCCACAAAGCCCAACGCTATATCGAGAGCGGCCTACTGCTTTCGTATGGCGACCCGCCTGATACTGACTATCAGCGGGGCTTCGAAGCGGGGTTGG